AATCTCAGTAAACTCACCTGACTCAGCACACAGTCCTACTGCTGCAGTAAGTAATCTATGTGTATCAAAATCTTGATAATATAAATCTGCTATACGATGCGTGAATGCATCACCATCTTTGCTCTCTTGTGAGGTTACACCATCAACAAATTGAGCATACTTTTTAAGATCAATCATACTTTAGTTCGGCAAATGATTTTTTACTAGTAAATTTCTTTACTATTTCTGGTGGGTCTTCTTGACCAGAGTCTGCAATATCTGATTGTGCAGATTGCTCTACATCATACAGCCTCATCTTCGCTCTGTCAATACCTATAACAAATCTTTTATTCATTGTAGGATCATTGTATCTATTCTTCAACTGCTTGACCATAATTTGATTCATCCCTTCCAACTCTTCTGTAGAAATAAGGGCAAACATAAGGTCAGCAGTAGCAGGGAGTCCAAAAGACTCAGAGGTGTCAGTAAGGTCCACATCGCTACTAGCAAAGCCGCTACGAGTAGTTTGAGTGGCAGATACAATCGGAAGGTTCGCCTCAACTGCGAGACCCCTAAGTTCTTCTGCGATTGCTTTGATGTATGAGTAGGAGTTGACGTTACTTCCTGCTCGGTATCTTGATGAGGCACAGATATTAAGATAGTCTATGAATATTATATCAGGTTTGAATGACTTTTTCAATGCTAACTCATTGAGCAATGATTTAAAATGTCCTGAGTGTGCAGCTGCAGTAGGATATTCTTTAATAATCAATGTACCCTGCGTCTTCTTAGCAAGATTTGTCACCTTACTATCAAACATTACTTTAGGAAGATCTGTTATGTCCTGTATATTGACATTAAGTAAGTTAGCATCAATCCTCTCCGCAATCTTTTCCTCTGCCATTTCGAGAGTGATGTAGAGGACGTTTTTTCCTTGGAGGAGGACACTGCTAGCCACATGGCACATAAATAAAGACTTTCCAACCCCTGTGCCAGCAAGAGCAATGTTGAGAGTTTTATTCGGGAGACCTCCTTTCGTAATCTTGTCAAAGTATTCAAGGTCGAACGGGATCTTGTCTTCTTTCCTATGGTACGACTCATATCTTTCCTCATAGTCTTGTAAGTAGTCATGACCTATATGATTATCGAAAGAAACAGCTAGAGCATCAGATAGAATAGAAGGAATAGCATCCCTTCCTTTAGACTCATCCTTTCCATCTGCTAACTGAATCGATTCCATCAGTGCAAGATAGATTGCCCTATCCCTACACCACTTCTCTGTAGTATTTACTAACCACAAAAACTCTACTGTTTCCTCATTTAAAGAAGTAATTAAATCAGTAACTTCCTTAAAAGAAGAATCATTTATATCTTGTCTCTTCTCTGCTTCTATACAAAGAATTTCTTTAGTTGCTGGTTTATTATACTCCTCAACAAATTTAATTATTTCCTCAAATACAACCTTCTGATTGTAATCCTCAAAATAATCTGCCTTAATAAAAGGTACGACCTTACGGACATACTCTTCATTATGAATTAGATTGCGTAGTATTAAAAATTCAACTTTGTCCATGAGGCACATCAAATACAAAGGTTATTCTGGTTACATCTCCCAGATTCACAGTCCCATGTGGTATCTTATTATTAAACCACAATAATGTGCCTGGGTCAACTATAACACTTTCATTTCCTACAAAATATTGATACTGCCCTTGAATTGATAAGTGATACCTATTCTTATCCAAGTAATAGGTTCCTTCATCAATATGTGCTCCAACTATTTCATCAACAGGTAAAGCAAGAAAACCACACCGACGTATATCCGAGAACTGTTCTCCAAGATATTTTAACACTTCGGTATGGTGTTCATATGCAGGTGTAGGAATACATATCTCTGTGTTACCTACATCTTCTCCTTTCTTTGTGATACCACCCATAACCAATTGAAGTATATCAACTGATGTAATGTATTGGTGAGGATCTTTAATCTCTGCATTCTCTAAACCTTTTTGTGATCCCCAGTCACTAGGGTATTGATCTAGTTGTGCTTTAATTTTAGATATATCAATTCCTTTTTTAAGGACTTTAATATTATCCATAACTGAATAAGAAATCATTCACAAGACTATCTGCTTTCTCCTTACCAAACTTACCAGCAAGGAATCCTCCTACAGGATCTAGTTTAGTCATATAAGAATCAAAGTCCTTATACTCTGTAGTATCTGTTCCAGTTGGTTTTGCCTCTTCTAGCATATCAATCCAACACTGTAGATACTTCTCAAACATAGGAAGGTGAGCATCAACCTCAAATGGTTGAACATATTGTATGTAAATGTTTCTTGAGAAATGATTACCAGGCTCAAAGAATCTATAATCTCCTTTTCCGTATGGCAATCCTTTAACCTCAAACAAATAGTTCTCTACAGGATGTTGGAAGTCAAATACTATGATAATTTTCTTGGGAGAAAACTTCATCAAATCCATACCAAAACAAGGAAGATTACTACCTGTTTTTGGATATGCTATACAATTAAAGATATCAACATTCTTACCATCACAGATATCTACCTGTCTTGACTTAAGTAAGTGTGGATGAGAATGATCTATAGCATTTAAGGATGTTCCCTTTGCTTGCCATGATGCCCATAAGTTTTCAATCTTACATGGTAGCATTGACCGATAGGTGCTAATATAGTTTTGCCAGATAGTCATTAGAATTTAAATTCAGCAAAAGATTTTTTAGGTTTTTCTTTAAAATTATTTTCTTCTTGTCCACTATCAACTATATCATCTTGAGCACTTTGTTCACAATCATACAATCTCATCTTTGCACGATCAATACCCACAACAAATCTCTTGAAGATAGTAGGATCATTATACCTATTCTTCAATTGCTTAATCATTATCTGATTTAAACCTTCCAACTCTTCTGTACTAATAAGAGCAAACATAAGGTCAGCAGTAGCGGGAAGACCGAATGACTCAGAGGTATCAGTAAGATCGACATCACTGCTCCCAAACCCACTACGAGTTGTTTGAGTTGCAGAGACGATAGGGAGATTAGATTCGACAGCCAACCCCCTGAGTTCTTCTGCGATTGCTTTGATGTATGAATAGGAGTTGACATTACTTCCTGCTCGATATCTTGAGGATGCACATATATTTAAGTAATCAATGAATATTATATCAGGTTTAAATGATTTTTTCAATGCAAGTTCATTTAATAGTGATTTAAAATGTCCTGAATGAGCAGCAGCAGTAGGATACTCTTTTATAATTAATGTTCCTTGAGTTTTCTCTGTTAATTTAGTAACTTTAGTTTCAAATATCTTTCTAGGAAGATCTGTTATATCCTGAATATTAACATTTAATAAATTAGCATCAATTCTCTCAGCAATCTTCTCCTCAGCCATTTCAAGAGTAATGTATAAAACATTCTTACCCTCCAATAAAACAGAACTAGCAAGATGACACATAAAGAGTGATTTACCTACACCAGTACCTGCAAGAGCAATATTTAAAGTCTTATTAGGAAGTCCACCTTTAGTAATCTTATTGAAGAACTCTAAATCAAATGGTATCTTATCTTCTTTCCTATGATAAGACTCATATCTTTCTTCATAGTCACTCAAATAATCATGACCAATATGAGTATCAAAAGAAACTGCTAAAGCATCTGAAAGAATATTAGGAATAGCATCTCTACCTTTCTTTTCATCTTGACCATCAGCAAGAGCAATAGATTCCATAAGTGCAAGATAAATTGCTCTATCTCTACACCATTTCTCAGTTGTATCAATTAACCACTGTTGATCTGTAGGACTATCATTTAAATAACCAATAATATCTCTAACTTCTTTTACTTCAGTTTCAGTTAAATCTGTTCTATTTTCTGATTCAATAGATAATGCTTCTATAGTAATTGCAGAACCATATTTAACAATAAACTGAGATATCTCTTCAAAGACTATCTTCTCAGATTTTTGTTCAAAATAATCTGGTTCAATAAAGGGTATAACCTTACGGGAATACTCTTCATTGAATATCAAATTCCTAAGAATAGTAGTTTCAATTCGTTCCATAAGAAAATACTACTTTTGAAATGGCATCAAGTTCTGCCATTATATCATCTGTAAAGTATTCTGTGGGATTCTTTAGGATTTCTTTACCATATATCTTTTTACCATTAATCTCATACCTACCAGCAACATTCTTCCATAGACCACCATACTCTCCTAATTCTAAGAGACCATAATAACGATCCAATCCTCGTGCATCATAGTAGAGTCTTATATCTACTTGTTGATTTTCTTTTGAGAGTCTTGATTTATGCGTCTTAGCTTTAATAATGTTTCCAATAACCTCTTTCTGATCCTTTTCCTTTTTTTTGCTAAGATAGATAATCGTACTTGCGGCATACTTGAGGCCAGAGCCTCCTCCCATTTCTTTAGTTGGGACATAAGAACCGATAACATCGTAAGTGTGGTTTGTTACTATTAGTGGAATGTTTGCTTGACCCAACTTCAGAGTTAGCATTCTGAAAGCACCTTTCACAAGTTGAGATTTAGTCATATCTCTAACCTGCTTATCTGCTAAAGCGTCACTTATTTCTTTTTCTGTGGAAAGCATACCCAAAGAATCTAACACAAACATACAAGGTTTGCGTTCTTCTTCGGATGTTTTCAAGTATATATCTACAGCACGAAGTGCCTTACTTCTAAACTCTTCAATAGTAACTACATTTACTACAACTAAACGAGTTAAATCAATCCCACGAGACTCAAGTAATCCTTTATTGACTGCTGCTTCAGTATCAAAATAGAGGCAGTACCCATCAGGATTACTATCAAGAAAGTTCTTGACAACAGCAAGGGAAAAATACGTTTTACCAGTAGAGGTTTCACCAGCGATGGCAGTAATGCGATTACTAGATACACCACCAAAAATGGAACCCGACACCAATCCATTAAAGATGTATGAACCTGTATCGATGTATCTTTCGTTTTCTTGGATGTCTGATGCGACTTGGGTGTATTCGTCACCTATCTCCTTTACTACTTCCTTTAAAAAATCCATTTTATAGCCTCAATAATAATATTATAACATAAATTATCAAATATCACACTCTATTTTATAATCTTCCCTTAATCTATAATCATCTCTAATATTCTTCAATAGATGATACAATCTGGCATCACCTCCAAGAGATAATGCATTAATAATAGTGTCCAAATCTTTACGATTAATAGGTAAGTCCATTAAGAGAAAAAAGAATCCAGGTTTACAGTTTTTTCAACACTCCACCCTATAGCATTTAATATTGCTCTAAGTGGTTCCACGAAACTCTTGTCAAATTGTAAGTCATAATCAATGTACATATCAAGACCGAGTTCGTGAGGAAAATCTTGAATAAATGAAATAACATTTTCTTGAATGATATTTGGTTTCTTCAAATAAAGAAACTTTAACTTTTCACCATTACCAATTGGAGAATACTTATTCTCTAATTTTTTTTGCTTTACGTAATGGTTAAAAAGTAATGCACCACGTATATGTATAGGAGTTCCTTTTTCATAAATCATAGAATATGACTTATACTTTTGAACATTAGATGCTGTTCTTGGAAAAGCAATGTCTTCTGGTGGAAGTTTTCTAAATTTCTTCCTTGAATCCTCAATAAACTTCTGAACATTCTCTTCAGTATCATTCATCATTAACTTTAGAGCATCTTTAATCATTGCTCTACAAGGTGCTGGTGTAGAAGATTTAACTGCCTCAATACCCATCATCTTAAGTTTGGGTTCTTCATATCGAACACCCTCACTATCCCATACATTCAGAATGTATCTCTTCTTAGCAGTCCATATGCCCCTCTCTGCGATGTTCTCTCGCTTCATCTGCATCTTCTGGTCATAGGCACTTACGTAGTCGGCCAACGCTTGGTAAGAACCCTCAATAAAAGGTTCAAATTCATTTTCACACACCTTATTAAGGAACGTGACAACGCCCTCATTAGTTTTCTCTCTTCCCTCGTATACACGATCAACCAAAGGCCCCAAATTAAGGTAGATGGAATCAGTATCTGAAGCAATAACATAATCTTCTCCTTCTGTTTTTAAGATCTTATTGATCTTTTGGTTCATCTTATTCTCTATCCAACGTATGGATACTTGGCCAGACAAAGTAATTGCTTCTGCATTAGCGAGTTTGTAATAGCGGAAGTACTGATTGCCGATAGCACCATAAGCACTGTTAAGAGATATCTTTTTCGCCATCTGTATATTGTTGCATCTGGCAATTTCTTTACTAAGAGAAACAGATGGAGTCTTCTCATAAGCTTGTTTTTTACATTCTCT